TTCACAACGGCCATCAACACATCATGACCAAACCCGTCTGTAGCCTTGGAAAGGTCAGCCGAGAGGAAGACCTCGCCACTACCCAGGGTCCCCAGCCCTCTAAGTATTCCATCCTCCGTATGCTGGGCATACGGAAGACATTCTGGGAGTACCTTAAGGACTGTGGGCCAGAGGACCTGTCTAACAAGGTCCCCTTGGGTGAAACAGGCAGCCGGAGGGATGGTAAGTACTCGTGCCTTCAGTCCCAGTTCCCCGATACAGGTCGCGTGATGAACCACTGGCACACCCACTGCAGAACGGAGGAGGAGCGCTGTTGCAGCGACTCCATTCCGTTCGGCAGAAATGGCAACCGGGTGTGTCAGGAATTTATCACGCCTGAGTCGGTAACTGGTGCAGTGCAAGAATCTGGCAGCAAGAGGAGATGGCTCAGCCAATGCGCCAGCCCCCTCCGGTGGTCCGCCACCGCGAGAGAGCCCCGCTCCAACGGCCGCCCAGGACGGGCGGACCTTGGAGGCAACAACAGCATTGTAGCCACCCTTCGACCGGTCAGACTCAACCACCGCCGCAGACGACGAAGGCACAGAGTACGCGGTAAATCTTGGGAACTTACCCTTGAACTTGGAGGCGACATATTGCTCAACAGACTCCAGGACAGCTGGAGGAGTCACATGTCTCCGTTCAAGGGTGCAAAGATGCCTATACATCGCCTCTTTCCTCTCGGCTTCCGGGAGCGTTGGCAACGCCCGGGAAAGCCTGCTGAAGGCAAGCTTTCCCTTAACCGAGAGCCGACTGTCAAGCCAGGAGAGGAGACGACGTGGGAAGTGGGAGCAAGGCGGAAGTTTCGCTTTCCTCTGCTCGAGAGCAGAGGAACGGAGCACAGCGCACACCTCCTTCAGAGATGTGGCCACGGCAAGCCAACCAGAACGGTTGCAGAGCCGCGACATCCACTTCCTGACAACCCAGGCACCTTTGCGAGTTCCCAATCCACAAGATATCAGGGCGCACCAAGTCGCTTGCCAAAGCTTCTTGGTGTGCACATCAACTCGACGACTGGGGACAACCCTAGTAGGTCTCCTACGTCCTGCAACTAACGTTACAGGGCGAGGAGTGCTACGAGGGTTCTGACCTCTAACCGTCACAAACGGGTAAGCCGGAAGGCGAACTCGCATGATCTTGG